TATAGTCCACTGATTAAGACCTCTGTTAGCCCAATCAGCCAAAAGAATGTTTAAAGAACGACGAGCTGTTTTTAAATCGTAACCCGTGCGAAGTTCCAAGCCACAACGCTCAAACGCTTCCTCTATGTAGTCAGCAACATCGAGTTCAAAATTTCTGCTTCCGCTTGTAGCCATTACTTTTTCTTCCTGCGACGGCGAGGTTTGCGAACAGGTTTTTCAGGAGAGTAAAGGTTATCAAAAACCTTATTAACGTCCAATGTGTAATCTAATTCACTTTTAGAGTAGTGAATATGTTGTGAAGGCTTAAAGTCCGGGGCACCTTCTCCCGTAGAAAACCACGCAGGATGCGTTACGCGAACCCTATTGTTTGGCAACGCTACAATATTACCTGTCCATTTACCTGCATCTAACAACTCTAAGACATGAGATTGTTTATGTTGAGCCGGATCATCTGCTATTTCGTTTTCCGCATAGTCTACGGTAAAATAATACTTTGCTGGGTAAAACTCGCCATCTATTTTAGCAAGCCACGGACAAGGAGTTGCTCGATCCAACACATAAACAGAATGATTGTGAGACGAACAATCCCACGGTTGAGCTGCCCAAACCGGCATAGGTTCAGGCCACCCTTCATAATCTGAATCGGCAATCAAACCAGTAATGGGCATTCTAGCCCACATTGCTCCGCCGTGTACGTTTTCATCGTCTGTGTCAACCTCCGCCCCTGTGAATATAATTTGAAAAGACAAACAACGAGTGGGCATCGTTGTAACGGCTACTGCCATGGCGTGAATAAACTCGCCATGGTATTTTTCGTGGTTGTGCGTATATTCACGCCGCACCCAACACTTAAAGTACGGAATGTTTGACTGTAAATACGCCATTTATTGTTATGGCGTTATTTTCTTAACCGCACCGCCTTTATTCATCATGCGTTTTTTCTTGGTGCCATTTTTACTCATCATTTGATTTTTCTTAACCGCACCGCCTTTATTCATCATGCGTTTCTTTTTCGCACCGCCTTTATTCATCATCTGGTCTTTTTTAACCGCGCCGCCTTTATTCATCATGCGTTTCTTTTTCGCACCACTTTTGTTTTTTTGCCTTTTTGGCGCACCATTTCCTAATTTTACTCTTGAACCCGGCATAAACACCTCACATATGTTTAGTAATTTTACGGCGGTTATTTAAAACAGCACCGCATCCTTTTGCAATCTCTTGTCGTACTCCGCCGCCACGAGACATGTTTTTCACCGTTGCTCTTTTAGTATTTTTAACAACAGTTTTACCTTTCTTACCTTCTCGTTTTTTCTTTCTAGCAGTAGCTGCGCGTTCTGATTTACTTAACGAACGGGCTTTAGCTAACGGCAAGCAACGATCTGGATTTTTCTTGTCTTTAGACGTTCCGCATTCTCCAACAATGTTACCGCTGCTATCAATACGGACCCATTTTTGATCACGCCATTTTTTTAACGCACCCATCAGGCTTTTTTCCTTTTGGATTTTTTTGCGTAATTAGGATCTTTACAGTATTTAGACGCTGCCATATTTGCGTAAGCAGACGGATAGGTATCAAAAGTGCGCTTTGCCCAAGCCTTTCCAGCAGGACAAATCTTGCTACCTTTGCTTTTTTTTGAAACCCCTCCGCCTTTACGGTAATAAGTCAAGCCTCTTGGCATAGACGCTCTGTTCATTTACCACGCCTCGCAAGACCAATAACGGGCACTAAACTTATCCTTGGCTGTATCGCAATTATGTCGCGCTCTAAAACTTTTTCGTCGCGCCGGTTGGTTCTTTTTAATTGTCATGTCGGGATCGCCAAAACGAACCATTTTAACTTGGTCGCCTTTTTTGGCTAATACAACAGACTTTTTAGAACCACCTTTTGAACGTTTTGGCTGGTTATACCCAGAAAAAGTTTCGCCACGGTACTCTAAACGACCTGAAGGTAATCTTTTTACGTTTTTTACAGTAGCCACGTGCTTTTACGCATGAAATGCAGTCATGGTGGTAAACGTAGACTGCGTATATTGTATGTAAGCACCTGCCGTAAACAAGACGCCTTCCTCTGGAATAGCTACGTCTCTAGTTACAGTTGCACTAGCTACCGTACCAATTTTCATCGTGCTTGTTCCCGTAGGAGAAGTAATCAAAAAATCAATGGTCCCCGCCGTAGCGGAGTTAACGATGTACGCACCTTTAAGCCTTGTTCTTCCCGCAAATATAACGTCTGCAGCAGAGTTGTTAATCCCTGCTGAAACATCACCCGCTGGATCGCCTACGGCTGCAATAGCTGTAACGGTTTTAAAATATTTTGATCCCGTTGCAGTTCCCGCGTTTGCACCAGTGATTGACTCTGTTTGGGAATCCCCATTTACATCAGTTCCTGTGACTGTAAAAGAAATCCCAGAATCATCACCAGCAGACAAAATAGTAACTATTCGTCCTGAACTAAACGTGCAACTGCCACTATCAGCAAGCGCACCGCCAATCGTTAAATTAGCGTTGTTACCCACAGCAGCAGCAGTTGAAATCCCATCGGCATCTAAGGCTTGCGTGTCAGCCGTAATAAAAACAGCTTTAACATCTGATCCTGCCATAAATTACCTCCTTTATGCGTCAGCAAATGGAGTGACAACCGTGCCGGAAGCAAGAACAGTTCCTGAAACAACGTATTTAGCACTGGCCGCTGCATACGCTGTGACCACGGTTCCAGCAATTCCACCTTTAGTGCTGCCGTTCATTGTAATAACGTCGTTGGATGACCCAGAAAAGAAAGTCTTTCCTGCTGCATCGCTTTTGCCTAAATAAAGGCCGCCGACAAATTTGTCTGTGCCGTCAGTTAAAATATCCATATCTGTAGCTGCAGTAATTACCAAAAAAGTAAAAGTTGCACCCAAGTTATTGGTTTGATTGGGATCTGTAGAATCTCCCGGTGTAGTAGTAACAATAGAAGGCAGGGTAAATTTGCCATCTGCGTCGTTACATAACAATAGTTTTCCTGCGTGAGCTGCTACGGTTAAAGAAGTGTCAGCGGTTAAACTAACTACGCTGGATGAACCAGCACTAATGAAACCTGCAAGAGATCGGACTGGGCCAGAAAAGGTTGACTGTGCCACTTTAGTACCTCCTTACGAAAGGGTTTGCTCTAGCGTCTTCGTAAGTGTCTGCTGGGACAGTCGCCAGAACTATTTATTCCCAGAATAAAGTCTAACTATACCTAAAAAACAAAGGGGCAACAACGTTGCCCCCTATGCTTTCGCTACGCTCCGGGTGTACCGAACACTCCACGCCAGTCAGAAACCCCGAAAGAATATCTTTCGCGGGCTTTAAACCGCATGTTGCCGGTATCAAAGTCCCCTTCCATCGCAGTGCGAATGGGGGTTCTTTGGAACATTTTGAAGCCGTTAGGCGCATCAGTTTTAATGAAATACGCATCGGTATCTGTCAAGAAGTGGTTAACCACCGCTCCATCAGGCAGCATACCCATAGACTTCACTGCGTTAATATCATTATCCGCAGTTCCGGGTCGTAAGTTTGAGTTTAAAACTCGCTCAGCAATAAACTGAAGTTCTTTAGGAATGATTAGTTTCATTCCACGAACAGCAATTTTTAAGCCGCGCTCATCAGTAAACCCAGCAATGTCAATGAGCATTTGCTCTAAAGACGTCTCGTTCAAGTCTGCCGCAGTAGACAGCAAGTTACGCTGGTTACCAGACAGAGAAGGGTGAGACGAAGAGCATAATGCAACGCCATCACCAATAGCTGAAGCACCTGCTGTAAAAGCATTGTTCAGAATGGTAGCAGCTTTGATTTGCTTAGTTTGAGACATCGATCTAGCCAGCGCACGGGTATAACGTGCAGCTAGTCGGTCATAAAGGTTATCTTCGATAGCTTCTTCCGTAATCGAAAATGCCAACGCTATGGTCTCATGCGTATAACGAGCAGTATAAGTTTCCTGCGCGTCATCGAATGAAATGCCACTGCCTTCTGATTTAACAGGGGCAGTTCCAAAGCCTGACAACATTACCTCTTCTTCAAAGGCTCGATCCGAAGACTCTTCTTCAAAGATTTCTCCGCTTTCGTTGTCATAACGATCATATTCCAGCCCGAACAAAGCATTAAGGCCGGGTTCAAGCTCTTTCGCCAGTTGGGCGCGAGTAATAGGCATGAATCTTCTCCTTTACCTTAGATGCCAGTTGTAGTGGCTGTTGTTTGAGAGTCGAATCGTGCATTCGGTGAGTTGTAATGTGCATTTATTCTCACAATCAACGGAATACCGGCAGCAGTAAAATCACTGTTAGCATCGTCATCGACAATACCCATGATTTTAAGCGGCAAAGTAGCCGTGGTTGCGATAGTAGATACACCCAACGCCGAATTAGATCGACCGGTGTCAGTTGAACCCGTTCGTGCAGAGGTTCCCAAGCTTGCGTTAGCAAAAACAGCAGCTAGTGCTGTAGAACGATCAGTCAAAGACGCATCGCTTGCAACTTGGAAAGTTTGCATCGGATTATCAGCAACAAGAGCTTTGACAGGATGATTCGTGTCAACACTCGCGTTGTTTGATCCGGGCCAGTAGTTTTTAAATACGGTTGCTTTAGTAGAAGAGTCTACATACTCAACGCCTACCAAAACACCTAGCGCGGCAGTTGTACCGCCAGCAGTGTCACCAGCTTGATCAATCACGCCAGCGGCGAGAGGGATCACTAAGCTGTATTGATAAATAGCGTTGGTGTTGTCAGAAGCAATTTCATACTTCGTAACACCAGTAGAGTTTGCAGCACTTCCTGTTAGTCCAATAGGACGCAGACCGTAAGCAGTTTCTTGATTTGCCATAAAGTTACCTTACCTTACTTACGTGGACCACCAAAAGTTACACGTGATTGACGATCAGGTTTGTCAATCACCATTGTTGAGTGCGCGTTTTCTCGCATCATATCCGAATCAAGGGATTCCAGTTGATCAGCGTGACGATCTCTAAAATAATCAGTCCGCTCTTCAACCGTTTCTAGCGGTATTCTTGCAAGAAGCAGCCCGCCTACACCAAATACACCCTCGTATCTACCGGAGTCCATAACAGGAGCTTCAAAATCAGGGTATTCATCTTTGCGGACTAGTTCATAGCCCTCTCGGAGTCGGCCAGAAATGTTGGTTCTGTCATCAAAACCACGTACTTCTGCACGAATCCAACGATGTTTAAACCCTTCCGGTGCTTCAGGGGCATCTAATTTAGACGGTGGTTGCCACGGCTTACGCCTTTCCGTAGCTGACCTATTTGATTTTGCGCGAGAAGTCTTTTTAATCGCCGCCATTTCTTCATTTGAAACATCAGACATATATTACTCCTTCACGTATCTAGCGTATTCTTCGAGTGGCACTCCCAATCGTTTGGCAATCGTAACTTGGCTCGGGGAGAGTCGAACCTTTTTGCCGCGCCCAGATGAGCTAGAACGAGAAACACTGGCGACTGTCTGAGCGGTACGGCGCGGTGTTGTTGTAGTAGTTTCCTCTTCATTAAATTTATGAGGAAATTCCTCTCTCATCCTTGAATCTAGTTCATCATAATATTCGTCGCTCTTCGGGTCAAACCCTTCTTCTTCGACCATTTTCTTGTGTAATCCAAAAGCAGCAAACGTCATAGTGTAGTCATCGCCAAACCAAGAATTATTTTCCGCCCAAGCTTCTGCTTTAGGGTCGGGTTCTTGTGGTGGAGCTGGCTGCATCGGCTGCGCTGATTGTTGTGGAACCTTAAACTCAGGAGCCTGCTGCGTTTCTGTTGTAGCTTGCTGTCGTTCGCGTTGCGCTTTTGCTTGTTGGTGACGATCTGCGGCCACCGCCAATTGCGATATTTTTGTCTGAGCAGCCACAGAAGCATCTGTGTCGCCCATTTCCAAAGCTTTTCTAAGCTCTTCTTGTGCTTGCTGTTGCTCTGCCATAACACGATTACCGTATTCATCGATATAGTTTTTATCGAGATTGTTCATACGGCTTTTAAGTTTTTCGCTTTCTTGCTGCACAGCTTGAGCATAACGGAAAGCTTCTTCGCGCTCCCTTTCCGCTTCTTTAGCTCGTTTAGTAAGCTGATTAATACGTTTTTGAACTTTTTTGCTTTGCTGAGAAACCTCGTCTTCTTCTGGTGCAGTTTCTACTACAGCTTCAGAAGTCTCTTGTTTTTCCGCAGTAACTTCTTCTTGAAGTACTACTTCTTGCGGTTCCTCATCAAAATCTAAATTTACTTGGCCGTCATCGGCCTCATGCGCGGTTTTTGCCATAGATCTTGTCCTTAGTTGTGGAAAATATCGTTTGGATCTTGAATAACAGCTAACACTTCGTCATCGTTTAAAATCCGAACCTCACTACCAAAAGCGGCTTTAGTATCTTCGTTTAAACGAAAGCGAGAACCGGCGTAACGAGCAAAGATGATCCAATCTTTTTCAGCACACCAAGGTTCTCCCGGGAACTTTTCTTGATCTTTGTAGCAAAGAGGTCCCAGTCTTAAAACGTAACCTACGTTAGTTTGTATTGCCGAATCATCCACAGCTTTATCGGGAAGATAAATGCCACCCGTTGTTTTATTGGGTGGTCTAAAAGGTAAGATTAGAAGACGCCAACCGGTAGGTTGGGGAAGTCTATCTATTGCAGATGAATCAATAAGGGAAGGGTCTAACACGCGGTCTTCTGGAGCAACATAACAGTCGTCTAAAATACCGGATTTTTCTTCTGAAGCTTCAGCCATCTATTAATTCCTGATTTTCTAACATTCTTGAGATTTCTCCCAGAACATATTCTAAGGCGCGTAGTTCACCCATGCATTCTCGGTATTGTTCCATATTTTTAACAGAGCCTCCGATCAACACGTCATTTATTTGCGATTGTCGCTCACGAATGACCTTTTGCGTGTACTGAACTACATCGATTTCACTCATGTAGCAAGATATTACATCATCGAATACAATCTTACCACATCTTATACATAATTAAGCGTATTCTCCTGTTCGTATCATTTCAGTAACTTCTGGTGCGCGACCCTTAACTTGTTCCGCCCACCTACTGTCCATGAATTCATCGGCAGCTCTATCAAAGTCTTCAGTAGCCATAGCATCAAGAGCTTTTTTAAATCCTCTTAATCTGGTCTGACCAAGATTAAAGGAAATGTCTATCATGGCGTGTTGCCTTGCTTCATTAAGCCCACCAAACCAGTAATACTCATCGGAAAGTTCTTCTTTTACACGTTTAATATCGTTATCTAGCAGGTAATCAACTTCATCATCAGAAAGACCCAAGCCAGAGTCTGCGATATTTCGGCCTACGCCTATTGTTTCGTAACCTTCACTACATAGATACACAAAGTTTTTAACCCCTTCGTGTCTTCTAAGCATTTCTCTTAGCTTTTCACTCATTAGTTTCAGGCTCCTTTTCATCCAGTTCTTTGTAATATTTTAAAATACTCAACACCTGCCTTAAATATCTTTTTACTTCAGCCATATTAGTAGAAAGATTTTCGTAACCCTTGGTTGTAAGGGCGTACCAGACATTTGTAGGCGCGTTGCCTTCGTTTAAATCGTCAAGATACTCCTGCATTAATTCAGGATTTAACACGGTCCATTCTACGGGCACCGGGTCTATCTCATTAGGTAAAGGCGGGTGATAAACAGGGGCTTTCTTAACAACCGTTACTACTTCAACGGGTTTAACTTCAGGAATATCCCGACTTGGCCCGAACATAGAACATCCGCTAACCAGCAGAAGTATTAGTAATAGGCTTAGCTTCATCAAATTGGTACGGGTTGGTGATTGTTTTAAGATCATTTAGCACCTGCTTTGTGCCTTTGTTTATGATGTTTTCAATAAGTTTAGGCTTCCTGACTGACAGCACATCGAGTGAGTGCCGAGAAAACTTTTTTCTGATATCTGTGACCTCGTTTTGGGCTTCCATGTTTTCTTTTTGTAGTCTTTCTACTTGGGAAAGCAAAAGGTCATGGTTCGCAAGGGTTTGTTTCAAGTTGTCGTTTTGTTCTTCAATAGTGCTTTCAAGCAGCTTTTGGTTCTGAATAGACCGCTCTAACCTTATTTGAAACGCATCTAGTTCAGCTTGTGACTTGTCATAATACATTTTAAAAGACCCGGCTAGAAGAACAAGGGCGATACCTAAACCAATACTCAATTTAAATCCCATCACTTAAAAATCAGTATGACCCCTCCGATTAAAATAAATGCACAAAGTAAACCTATAGCGGTCACCCCCATTATAAGCCAAATCTGCCTAATCATCTTTTTTCTAGCAGCGGCCCTAGCTTTGATAGCTTCCATCTGTCGTTTGTGGTTAGCTTTCTGCCTTGCCTTAGCGTCTTCCCACCGTTGTAACAAGGCTGGATCATGGATTACCAACATATCGTGAAGCGACTTTTCCCATTGATCTCTTCTATGTTTAATTGATTCCAATTTTAAAAGCTCCTGTGAGCTAAGGTTGTTAATAACCGAGTCTTTCTTCTCACGCTCAAAAGCATCAAGAGCGTCAGAAAACCCTTGCATGAGTTCAACTGCTTTCGCAGCTCCATCTCCAACTTCATTTAGTTTATTTATGGCGGTGGATATTGTAGACAGGATTGCCCCTGCCGCTGCCACTGATTCAATTATCATGGTAAACCTCTAGGGTTTACGCGACATATAGGCCGTTGCGCCGAAGTAAAGACCTATTATGCTGGCTTGACTAAGGAAGAGCATATCACTCAGTGAAGACAAGGTTGATAGACGAGCTTCTGGGACAAAAGGTAACAGCGGTAATAGTGAATACAAAACCATAGAAGACATAGCCACCCAAGCAATACGTCTTTGTGAATCTTGTTTTTCTTCTCGTAAATCAAGCTCAAGCATTTGAGTGGCGCGTTCAAGCTCCTCATCACTAACGGTGCCATCGTTGTCGATGTCATATTTAGCCCACACTGAATCGTGTTGTAACTTTTTAGCCATTATCTTTTAACCGTTGTTGTCGATAAAACTCAATATATTCTTCCCATCGAGCAAATCGTTTTTCTTCGTGAATGTAAAATAATCCGCTGTATATGCTCATAACTAATCCCAGAATTTTTGGTTAGAGGCTGTTATAACGGGTTTACAGTATGCTGTTATGTTGTGTTGCTTAATGCCGCCTCTACAACGAACATCTCGGCAATTATGTTCAATCCAATACGCAAACTGTTGGCAACGATGTATGTCCCGAAACAGCATTTGATCTGAACCCTGCGCTACATTGCCCTCTATAACCGTAATCAACATGAAAGCTAGTATTGTGCCTTTCATTCATTTGATTCGATGCTAGAGGTTAAACATTAGCAGCTTATGTAGCGACTACCTCTTTCCGCCGCACCCATTCCTCGTTTTTTACCACGAAAAATCTTGCCTTCGCTAACGTTAGGGGTTTTTTCTTCTTTAGGCGTAGGATAAGGAATACTGCCTTGTCCCTGTATAATAGCCTTAGCTACAGGTTTAGGTGGTTCCTTTATTGGTGCCCCGTGTATTTTAACTGCGCTCATTGCTTACCTCTTTGTCGTAAAATTTCTCTTTCCCGTGCCGCATCAATCTTGGCATCAGTCATGCGTTCCTGACTAGCCAACCGCTGCTGGAACTCAGAAGCTTTATTCTGCATACGCTGTTGATCCATAGCAAGCTCTGCTTGATCCTTTTGAAGATCGCCTTGGACCTGTGCTTGCTTGATCTGAAGCTCTTGTTGTTTCAAAGCGATTAACGGATCAGGCTGTTGCTGTTCCCCTTGTTGTTGACCAGCTACCTGCATTCCCATTTCACGCAACTGCTGCGTTCCTTGTGCTTCCATCTGGGCAACCAATGCTTGGAACTGCAAGTCTTGAGACAAATCCTGTTGACCAGCGTTGGGGTTCTGCTGGGCATACATTTGCTCCGCCTGTTCCTCCGCCTGCAACCGCACATGTTCTGTCAAATGCTTGGTTAGTTTCAATTGAATTTGCGGCATTTGAGCAGCCACCCCACCCGTCATAAACAACAAGTGAGTCATCATATGCGCTTGGTGATTTTGTCCTTTAAAAGCTCGAAGTGCGCCATTTTCCAAGACATCCATGTTTTCCATGGAAGGATCTTTTGGAAGAATATCGTCTGGCGTTTCCGAAATCAGGATCTTATCAATATCCCGTACCCCCATCGCATCGTACACACGACGGTAAACTTCTGGCATGTTGTGCAGCTCGGGGGCCTGCATAGCAAGCTGGAGTTCTGTCTGAGCCAGTGTAATACGTTGGCTTTGAGAGAAAATGTTAGGATTGGATACAGGTAAAACGTCTACGCGATCATCAAAGTCCTGCGCTTTTACCTGTTGATCTGCTCCCGCAACCGAATAAGGGTATACAGGAGGCAGGCTTTCGGCCATTACCCGGGCTAAAATCTTAAATTCTACCCTCATGGCGTAGTGCATACGCTTATGAACCGCACTCATTACGCGAGTTCCCTGTTCAAGCATAGCTAAAGTAGTACCGACAGCAGCCTGCTGGTTGCCATCACCCACTTTCATGTCAGTTATAGTGGCAAAACGTCTTCCAGCGTCTACAACGAAGCCTAAAAGCTGAAATAACGTGCTATCCGGCCCTTTGAAGGGTAAAGGCAGTAAACTGTCCCTGATAGCTCCTCCGGGGGCGTCTACGTCCCTGAATTCTCCGGGCTGTAGAGGGTCATCATCGTCCCTAATACGCAAACCACGGGCTTTAAAGCCCGCTGGAAGGTTAGAAAGGGTTCCAGCATCAATTAATTGCCTTAATGCAGCTGTTGCAGTCCTAGAAAGGCCACCAATGGTGTGAATTAAGCCCATTCCATAAAATCCGAAGCCCGGAAGGAACTTATAGTGGACAAAATACTGCGTTTTAGCCTTTAACGGATCATCTTCACCGTAATTACGGCGGATAGACAGCACCTGACCGTTATCTTCACTGATTGTTACAATGTAGGGGACCTTAATTCCGGTCTCTTCATCGTTTTCGTCCTTGTCTTCGTACCCCGGAAGGTCTAAATCGACATGACACTCCAGTAAAGTGCAGTCATATTCAATGTTTGACGGCTGAATTCCGCTTAAATAGTCCTCTTCATCGGTCAAACTGTCTGAATGAGCCTGTGAAGGAAGCACCGGTATGTCCCGATAGAACCCTGCTACCTGTTGTTTTCGCAAATCATTAAGTGACATACGCACAACGTTGGTAATATTCGGGCAGGTTTCCAGATCATTGGCGTCATACGGCACAACCAAGTTTTCAGCAGGCACAAATTTGCTTACTGGACGCCCTAAAGCATCATCAAAGTACACTTTTTTGAAAGTAGAACCCGCCAAAGGTAAATAAAACAGCATTTGATCGAATTCTGGCGTGTATTCCTCCATCACATTAGTGATGTAGTAGTTCATAAAGTCCCGAACCCGCTGCGCCTGCTCTTCTTTTGCGTGGGTTTGACTTCCCATAACCGTAGTTCTAACAGGGCCGTCTGCAGGCAGTAGCTCGTTGAAAGCTTGGGCTTGGAATTGAACCGCTGCTTCAGCTAAAAGAGGGTGTGTTACCCCGGTAGCTCCGCGAAAAGGCTGCGTTCTTTCTTCGTAACTGAAACCTAACAGCTCTAAACCCTTGGAATAAGCCTCTTCCCAGTCATGGCGGGAAGACTTATTAGCCTGATACTGTTCCATCAGGTCGTTGGCTACGCTGCCTAATTCACGATCATCCATGAATTCAGCCAAGTTAGCGTAAAAGTCGTCCTCCCTTTCCCGATTAACCATCGGGTCAAAGTCCAACGTTACGCCGCCATCGTCTTCCGTAATAATCTCAATGCCTTCGGGCAGTTCTTCTGACGCTAAATTGTTAGAAAGCGACTCAACTTCAACGGCGTCTAATTCTTCCTCGTTTAGTCCCATCGGACCACGGTCTATCAACGAAACCGGGGGTCTGTCACCATTTGCCATTAGCCTGTCCTCAAATTAAAGGAACCACGGGATACGCGCTCAGTCACCGTACCTCCGGGGTATTCATATACTCTTTCTGTTTCATCTACTCTACCGGGACCCATCATGTTTTCAAACAACCCTGCAATGCCTTCAGCTTCTCCGACATTACGCACAACCGGGCCACCTTCGGCCATACCGCCTCCGGGTCCTGTACCACCGCCTCCTGTATTAGTGCTATCTACAGGGAAAGGACCGTACATAATATCACCGGTTTCTTTGTTAATCAGGTAACCGTTTCCTTGACCATCAGTTACCTGAACGAAAGGAAGATCCCGGTCTACCATGGCTTGTATTTCGTTTTGAATATTTTTACTGGGACCCATCGTATCCATTAAAAAATCAGCATACATCGGGTCTCCGGGCTGGGGAGTCTCAAAGAACGGGTTAAGTCCGCCCCAGCTTCCGCCAGCGGCGGGTAGTCGTCCGCTACCTGAAATACGATCCGGGAAGAAATCACCGCCGGGTCCTAAATAACGTCCACCCGTAGCTCCAGAAAACGTAGAGAACCCAGATCCCGGCGCATCTATGCTTCCTATTCTAGTTCCCAACTCGTCACGACCTCTTGCTCGGGCAACATCTCCTCTAACTTCAACGGCTCGTTCTAATTTGCCCAGCATATTAGCGGCCCATTCTTTAGTATACTGAGACCATTGTTCAACAGGAATTTCGTTTTCTATTAGTTCATCCAAAGCCCCAGAGGATTTTAATAACTGAAATTCTGGAGAACCTTCTAACTTACCTTCAATGTATCCCGGTAAGGTGTCCGTAACGTATTTTTGTCGTTCTTCGATACTCATCTTTTGCCACGCAGAGTCATCCACCAACCCAACTATTTCCGCAACAGCCCGATCCATAGCATTATCGGCCTTATCTAACACATCTAAGTGTTGTTGGTATTTATCCGCATCAATCAAAACATCAGAGTAAGTGTAAATGGGAGTGCCATCAGCAAGCGTGTATGCCGGGGTTTGTTCAAACTCTTGATTTGTTTCTGGACTTCTAAACAAGTTTAACGGATTCATCATCTGTAAACCCGCAGTTAAACCGTCCATTAGCATGGTTCTAAAATTTCTTTGGCCGTCTTCTGTTTTATCAGAAACGTCCGTTCCTTCTTGTGTGCCCAATAATCTTTGTAACCAGTTCTCGCCTTCAAGCTGACCAGTTTCTTCATTATATTCCCTAAAGAACCTATTGGAACGCCCGTCGTCAATCTTATCCAAGATCCTATTAATCAGCGTACCAAGGCCGTCCCGACGATAATATTCCCCGTTTTCATTCCGCAACAAATTACCATCTTCGTCTCTAGCGTAAGTGGCTAAAATAAACGCGGGTCTGTTTGACCAGATTCGATCTGCAACTTGAATAGGTATATCAGACAAAGCCCGTAGCGGGTTGTTAACAAAATCAGCCAAACCTTCTCCGGCAGTCTTCCAGTTAACAGGCTGGCCTTGTGTCATTTCAGGACGTTTCATGTACAAGTTGTACGCATCCACGTCCATCGTTTCTGCAGACGTCATGCCTACTTCAGGCTTTTCATACAGCTCCGTTTCTACTTCTTCTTCCGTTCCAAAACCTATGTTTGAAAAATCAACGCTAGGAAGCTCTGCGCCAGACCCTAGATCCGGCTTAATCACATCAATCATCTCACCTGCCGCAAGACGCTCGGCTGAATACTCCTGACCCGGGATCAATGACTCTTTAATCTCCATGCCCTGAGTCGTGGGATATCCAGTCTGGTACGTGGTATCTAGATACTGGTTAACAGAAAGATCTGGAGAAACCCCGGTTATCGGTACAAAAGGCTGCTCATCCGGTGCGTCCGGCTGGTCTTGAACTGTGAACATCGGTACATCTTCTGCTGTTGGAGAAGGCACCAAAGAAACAGGCTCTCCCTCCGTAGTGGTCGCTAATTCTTCCGAAGCCAACGGCTCAGTGACTACTAGTGGAGACGTGTCTACCACGGGTTCTGTCGTAGTTGTAATTACCGGCTCAGTTGTCGTTTCAATCACCGGCTCAGTCGTTGTTTCCGTAGTGGTTTCAAACGGAGTTAAAGACTCTGTAGTCGTTTCGATTACCGGTTCGGTCGTAGTCGTAGCAATCACCGGTTCTGTCGTAGTTGTAATCACCGGTTCTGTCGTTGTCTCAATTACTGGTTCGGTTGTCGTAGTGATTACCGGTTCTGTCGTAGTTTCCGTAGTGGTCTCAATTAAATCTTCTGCCGGGGTCGTAGTCTGGAACACAGAAGTAACCGTGGGGTCTGTACCCTTAACCGTGTTTTTTGGATAACCCAGATCTTCTAGCTGAAGATCGCCGGAGGCTACCAGTTTTTGTTGCAAGGGGTTAAGACCCGCAGGCATTGTTGTTTCTTGAACCGTGGCGGTTGTTGTAGGAACCACATCCTCTTCTTCGTCTTGGGCATACACTCGACCAGTAAAATTAGGCAAGCCCGCAAAACTTCCTATGCCACCTCCCATTTGAGCAAACGTGGGCACAGTGATTTGCGTACCAATACTAGGCAGAAAAAAGTCCATCGAAGGAGGAGCCATTGTTTCACGTGAAAAAGGCTGACGGGCCAAGGGTCCTGTTTGAGGGAATCTGTTCATACTGTTTACCATACCACCATCAGCAAAATTATTATTGGTTTCTTCCTCTGGCTCTTCCATTGCACCGAGGGTCGCTGCGGTTAGACCCCCGTCACCGGAAATAGAAAACATCTCATCGCGGAATTGTTGCTTGGCATCAACCACGCTGGCGCGGGTACGTTCCTCGTCTCTGGGGTCAGCAGTTCTGTTGTATTTTACAACTTTTAAACCTTTTGCTTTTAACGCATCAATAAGCTCTTCGCTGGCATAAGTAGGCACAATAGCCCCCGCAAACTCGTCCATTCTTACAACTCTTTGCGGTTTGGCCTCAAAATATTTTTTTGGAGTATATTGAGCTTGCCGTTCAAACTTTAAAATATCTTGAGTTGTTTTTTCTATTTGTTCTTCTAAGTTACTTTTATTTATAGGAGCGCGGCTTCCACCCAGTATAAAAGAGGTAAGACTAGAGCCTTCTGCCATGTCCGACAAACTGCTATAGCTACGGCGCACATAGTCTCTTACAGCATCGACATCCGGTGCCAACTGTGCGGCTTTGTTAAGAAACTCAGTTCTAAGTGCTTTGGGAATCGGTAAATTTTCTAAAATCTCTTCTGTAGCTTCTTGAAAATGTGTCACTGAAGTTGATCGGAGTTGTTCTGGATAAACCGGGCTAACCCCGGCCCCGTAGTTTTTTTCTCTAAGTAAACGCGGCATACCTTCGGGGGTATCTGCATATTTTTTGGCCGCTACATTACTGGGCAACGATCTAGCCGTTCGTGCAAACATAGGTCCCGGGGCAGTGCTTTCAGTGCCACCTTCTCCTAATCGAAGGTCGTCTGCTCTCATAGCATTTACTAAGTTCTCTGGGGTTGCGTCAATTACTTTTGGCTTACCATCTTCGTAAATTTCTACATATTCTCGGGGTTGTCCTTTTTCATCTGTTTCGACATACCGACTCTTGAAGTTTTTTAGCCACTTCTTGTATTTTTCTTGTAACGCCGGGTTGCCTTCTAAAGGCTCGGATAAAAATCTAACAATCTCTGCTCTTGCATCGGAAGAACTATCTATATTGTCGTCTATAACTTTTAAGGCATTATTTGTTAACTCAGCGTCATACGTGTCTGATGCCAACCGGTCAGGAACCCTTAAAGATAAATTGTTTACTTCATCAAACCCCTCGTCTTTTAAAAACTTGTAAATAATAAGAGGGTTTTCTTTTTCATTTAAAAAATAACTGATAGGTCTTAAACCCGGGGCTTTGCCCGTGTAATGTTTCCCAACGTCTTCTATAAAGCCTGCTTGCGCGTACCAAAGATTAGAATTTGTGTGGTCCGCAATAGACTGTAGGAAGCCAAAATCTTCGTTTAGGGTAGCTACTCGTTTTTCAGGATCTTCTAATAAACGAGTAAAAGTAGGCGGGTGCCTCGGGGTATAAGCGTCTGCACTAAAAATAACGTTTTGTGGATTAGTTGCCGGGTCAAAAGCTTCCTGCTTTCCAACCAGAATAATGTCCCCAAAACCCGCTGCTTTTTCAGTTTCACGGGCTATAGCCAGACTAGGGGAGATTAATCCGTCTTTTTCTAACGCAGCGAACAACTCCTCTTCTTCTAACTCATGGGTAAACAATAAGTCTTTCTGGCTTCCTGACTCATCAAACCGGGGCGCAGGAGGATCTTTAAGATCAATTCGCATGTCCCCAAACCCCTCCAACACAATCCTGTTGGGTCCAGCTCCTAGTGCCACACCATCGTCAACACCTTTTAAAGCAATTGCTGTACCTAATGCAGGGGGCGCAGTAGAACCCAACAACACATCGGAGGCGCGGTATTCTTCCCCGGTTTCCGGGTCCCGGGTTCCATAGACGCCGCGTGTGTACGCATCCATAGACCCTTTCATCTGACGCTCTATGGCTTCTGGTAACTGTTTTACCATCTCAGCCGCTTCTGCTCTTTTTTCCGGATCTGTTAAAAGATCACTGGCATAATCGACCCCGGTCCGTAGGGCGCGGTACGCAGGCATGTATTCCAGACCAAACTCTGGGTCTCCATACTGCCCCGGCGTAAACTGCCGTTCCTGCTCTTGTTCCATTTGACCTGTTATAGGATTGAAAACAGGTCGGGGATCTCCGTAAGTAATTTTGGAGGGCTGTAAAATTTCTTGTCTTGTGGGACGGAAAAAACTTCCTACTTGTCCAAGTAGACCGTCATACTCTGCGTCAGGTTTTCCGTAGGCGTATTCTCTTTCCGCCGCAAGTAACTCAGCAGGGCTAAGTTCTTGTTCAGCCATAGTACGCGCTTGCCGCTATGTTCATACTACCCTCGCCTTCTTCCCAGTCGTCCGTGGGAATTTGTACAAAATTACCCTGACGATAACGCATCAGGGCCTGTGTCAAGCTGTCTACCAAGTCGTCGTGGGTGCCGTTGGGAAAAGCTGCACATTCTTCAATGACATCTTCAGCCCACCGCTCCTCCGGTGCCCAGATCATACCCGCTTCAAATAGCGGAGAAATCGAATGCACTCTTGACAGTTTATCGTTTCCTCTGCTAGGCGTAAAGTTTACCACAGGTATTCCCATGTTACGCAACTCATGCGTGAGCGGCATTCCAGAGGCTTTTGCCTCGATTATGACCGTTTCGGGGTCCCAGAACTTGTACTGGTCCATGGCAATTTCTTTTAGTTCAGGAAAATCCCACCGACCCTTCTGTGCATCCAGCAATATCAGGTTAGGCTGACCCCCTATTTCCATGGGATAGAACACCCCCCACGTGGTAATAGCAGAAAAGTCGGCTGTTTCGCGCTTCGAGAACGCCGTATCGTAGCTCTGGATAACATATTGCAGGTTAGGAACCTCGGCTTTATCCCATACTTTCCACCATTCGCGCTTCAAAATAGACAGTTCTTCCGCTGTCGGGTCCTGTTGGTACTGGGCATTCCACTGGTACGCGGGCACTGATGCCTTAACCTGCTCTAATTCCTCCCTTTTCCAGAATTCAGGCCAAGTTGGCTCTCCAGACGGCAAAATAGCCGGTAATTCGACCACCTCCCACTGGTCTGCCATCGGGTCCTTGGTCATTTGCCGGATCAGATTTCCCGTCATATCCTTCTCTGACCACCGGGTTTGTACCAAAACGATAGATCCCCCCGGCTGTAAACGCTGTCTGGGACCCGCTGTGTACCATTCCCACGCATTTTCAAAGCCACTGGCCGACATGGCCGTCTGCTCCGAGTGCGGATCGTCAATGACAATCAAATCACCACCACGACCCGCTAGGTTTGAGCCTACACCCACCGCGTAGTACATCCCGCCAGACTTGGTGTCCCAGCGTCCGGACGCTTTACTGTCAACCGACAGCTCACAATCCTCGAAAATTTCCTGATATTCCTCGGTTTCCAGCAGATTTTTGACTTTTCGTCCGAAATTTACCGCAAGTTCCGTGGTGTGTGTCGCCTGAATGATTTTCATCGAAGGATTTCTCCCGATCATCCACGCCGGGAACAGATAACTAGCGAATTCGCTCTTCGTATGACGAGGCGGCATGTTGATAATCAGCCGTTTGATCTCGCCCCGCGCAATTTGTTCCAGCTTTTCTGCGATAATATAGTGGTGCCGCCCTGCAATGAACTCGGGCCACATGCTCTTAACAAAGGGTATAAATTCATCGTGACACGTCTCTACGCGCTCTAACTGCTTCAAACGCAGTTCAAGCTTCAATTTTTGTGTTTCGAGTTCCGTGCCGATAGGGAGGCTCATAGGGGACCCTAAACTAATGCCAAATACAAAGAATCATAGTCAATCGGCGCAGATAAACTTAAAGAAGGTTCCGTTTTGTTTAGCCCAAATCGCACCAAATCAAAGATCTGGGGACCCTTGAACAAGAATACCGTGTAGTCCCGGGCCGTTTTGCCCAGCTTCTTGACCAGCACCCACACATTTGCTTCCGAATGCTTCACCGCAAACGCTACCTGATGCGGACTTAACTTGACCACATTGCCCTTGGATACCTTCAATTCGATTAAATGAAAATTATTTTTTTCATCGCATAACAAAATATCCGGGATTCCCGGAGTACTGGCATTTTCAATGCGAGTCAAAATAACGTCGTTACGAGCTTTCAGGAGTCCCGACTTCAACTGACTCCAAAACTGGCTTTCCGGCTTCTGGCTCAAGCACCTCACCTTCAATAATCTTAGGCTCTTCCCCTAACTGACGTTTGATATCCAAAATGGCTTTTTCTACATCGGCCTTGGACATGGAATCTATCGATCCGTGACGGATCTCGGAGCGTGACACGTACAAATCCGCAGCCTGACCACGACGGTACTCCGCTTGGACAGCAGCAGAGTAAGCTCCGTTCTCGATTGCTGCATCACGGATTCTCTGTAAATCTCTCACGTGCCGACCATAATCAACATTATACTTTTCGGCCAGCTCCTGACGCCGCTCTCTCACGGCTTTGACGACATGGGGGTTCAAACGGGGATTTAACAGCTCATAGGCTCTGGTGTGTGCAGACTTGGCCGCGTATCCCGCTTCAGCAGCTATTTCGCGGAGGGTCATTTCTCCCTCCTTTACGCAGACAAGGTTCACGAAATCCCATTGCTTCTTCGTTAGTCGCGTGTTCTCAGTCTTGCACGGGCGACCACGGGTCTCGACTACTGCATTTTCGGCCATTTCTATACAAAAAATTACCTAAATTCGAGGCAAATATAGCACATTTTTTTCAAAGTGAAACCTATATCGTTTTTTATGGGATTGTTTGCGTAAAACCTGCACCTTTACCCGAGTGGAGAAAAACACTCCGCGCTGGGAAATCCTCAAGAGCCCGCCTGCCCGATCCGGCGAAAATGACGCGCTCGGATCGAAGGGGTCCCAGCCGATCCGGGAGCTGCGGCCACGGCCCACGGCCCATGGTGCGGGGCTTTCGGCGGTTTTTGTGTTCGCTGCGCTGTTGTTCCTGGGCATGGGATGATCTGCGATAAATCGCTGACCAGGCTAACTCGAAAAATTCGCGATCCGGGAGCTGGCCTCCTACCCGATCCGATCCGATCCGGGAGCTGCGGTCACCGATCCGGGAGCTGCGGCCCACGGTCCACGGTTCACGGGCCGGTAGGTTTTGGCTAGGGAGAGGGGGCCGCGGGGCGGCGTGTTTAACTGGGAAATCGTTAGGAATCGATCAGGGCAGCGAGTGCCCGGTAATGGTCGCCATTGCCGCGGTTCAATCCGATCAGCTCGTGCGGCTGCAGCTGCCCTAGTCGATCCGCCCAGCTCTTAACCACGTCCCGGTAAAGTTTGCCGCCGTAAACGTAAACCGGCCCAGCTGGGAATGTCGCAGGCAATTGGTTTGCCAATTCTGCAGCCCGGGCACGATCCATTTTCTGGTCGTAGTCCGCGATTATTTCCGATCCGGAAATAAGCCCATGTTTTGCGCTTAGAACAAAAACCGACCAGCCGCGATCCTGCAGCTGCCGAGCAACCTTGAATTGTCGCGCTTGGTACAGGTCCAAAGCCCGGTGCGATCCGGTTAACTTGTTTGCGCTGCAGCTAATGATTAACGAGTTCATACGGGAATTATCGCATACTATTTCGGCGGCGGCTCGGGCAGCGACAAATAAAACCCAAAAAAAACCCGGGACATGCCCGGGCTTAATTGCGGCGGCTGCAGCTATTCGATCAACGCGGCATCGTTGAAACAAGTAACCGCCCGATCAACATCCAAACCGATCCATCCGCCACGGTCCGGGTCGACATATTGCAGCTTGCGCGGCTGCAGCTGAATGATCCGCCCATTGTGCGGCATAAAAACATCAATCAAATCGACGCTCGGAATATCGCACAATCGCAGCCGGTGGCCGGCGGAATTTCTCGGCGTAAAAAACCGGTCGATAATTTCTTTGTAAGTTTTGGTACTTTCGAGAACCGGGTAAATGTATAAAACTTCCCGCCCGGAGTTATCGCGCTGCAGGTCGCCAGTGGGATGACTCCATCGGGGATCGATTCCGGTTATTCGATAGATCGGCAATGGCCATTCGACGTATTCAATCCGCCGGTCCTCGGTAGCAAAAATCAAAAGACAAAGATGCATCCGCGGACCTTTCACTTTCTCAGATTTCATTGTCACGATATCGAGTTCTTTTTTGCTCATATTTCCCCCCAGCCAGCTGATCTTAACCATGCATTGTCTGCGTCGGCGATAGCCTGCCGGCGTTCGCGCTGCGACTCGCAAGCTGGGCATAAAATCATGCCGCCATCAATTGAAGTAGAACCACACCGATACTCAACGATCCGATAATCCCAGCCGCTAGGAACGGCTATTTCGATTTTGTTTTTACACGTCATAAGTGCAAACCTCACTAGTTATTAAAAAGTATGCGATTTCTCGCATCCGGGAAGTATAGCCCTAAAGCGCAGGCAAAAAAAAGCCCGGGATTAACCGGGCTTAGTCGCTGCAGCTGCGCGATCAGGCTGCAATTTTCTCGCTTGCGTTAGGTGCCTTCGCGATCACTTCCCACTGGCTGCGATTCAAGTCAAGAATAGTCGATCCGGCAAGCTGCCAGTCGTCCACTTTATCCGGCTCGGCATCATTAGCCACGGCGGTGACCGCGTTAACAATGGTAGCTCGGCTAAGGGGCTTACCAACGTATCCTTCTTGCTGAATAGTTGACATTAAACCAGCCATGATCGATTCGGTGTTTTTCTTCGGAACATTTAAAACCTTAACCACGGCGTCCACCACTGCGCTGGGATTAGTCAACCCGCCCTCGATTCTATCTTCGTGCGCGTTCGCCATTTTTACGAGAATTTCATCAAAAGATTCACGGCTGGCATAACTTCCGACAATGTCCCTAATCTTTGCAGCCAGTGCCCGGTTGTCTAAATCTTTGGTTTCTTGCGTCAATAGATCCCAGTGATCGGAACCGCGCCCGCCGGTTACATGCGTATTTCGAGACGTGTTAGCGGTTTGCATTCCGTTTAAACATTCCAACGTCCAATACATTTGTGAACAGGCAACCGCGCCATGGCCAACTTCGCTATTTGACAAAAAAAGCCCGTTAGCCATTAGATCCCCAACGGCTGGCTGGCCAGTCTGAACCCGGGATTTTAAGCGAATAGACATTTTTCGATCCGTAACACAGCCATTTATTACCTGCCAATCCGCCTCGGTCCCGATCAGCTGCGGCAACGCTGCCTGTATTAGATCAACGTTATCGAACGTCTTAAACTTGTCAGAAACAATCGCTCGCAATGTCGGCTGCTCACCATCTAAGTTTTCAAACGTGCGGAGCATATGGTTCTTAGGCTCATTCTGCAGGATTTCGTTAATCAGCCCATCAAAATGCGGCGCATATTTCTCATTATCACGAAAACGCCTCGCGCTGCGAACGTCAAAGCTGCATTTTTCCGCAAGTTGCGTAAACGCTACGTCGTTAGTTTTTAAAAACCGCGTTGGCTCGCCGCGCTCCGCTTCCAAAATTACGCTAGTTTCGCCGTCGGCGGACCTAACCTGCATCTTAGAGCTTGGCGCGATGTAATCAGCTGCCCGGGCCGCCTGATCATTAACGGTTTTTAGGATCGACTCTAAAGAGCCATTTTCGTTTTCTAAAATTTTAAAGGGTGTACCTTCTAACATTTAATTAACCTCACTAGTTATTTTTAAAAAATTGCCTTTCGGCCCGCATATCTTCGCATATCTAAACTTTAAAAAAAAGCAAAAAAAAGCCCGGGACAATGCCCGGGCTGCTAGTGGGTTGGCTGCGCTACTCTTTAAAATTTTCTATCCATTCTAAAAAAATTTGGTTCGCGCATTTTCGAGAAACATCAAAGTTTTCCCGGAGATAAGTCGGAGCGGAAAACATGTTGATTTCGCCAGACTCCCGGACTAGGTCTAAATGATCAAAAAGCTCTTCTCTATCTGCCTGCGTTAGTTCGTCGTAATTCATAACCTAAACCTACTTAGCAAACCGGGGCAAAAAAGCATTTTCAAGCTTCCCGGTCTCGCGGTTTATATGATTGTGAATACCAATTAAATCGTGCATAAAGTTGAAATCATCCGCCGCCAGCCATCTATCAATGTCGAGCGGCTGCGACTTGTGCGCTGCGCTTATATCCATCATCGCTTGGAGTTTGGTTTGCCGAGAAACCCAGTTAGCATAATTCTTGTCTGCCTTTTCTGAAATCTCAACGCCGCGCTTAACAACCTGAAAACATTTTTCTAAATCTATCATTTGTAACCTCGCTAATTATTAAAAAGTATGGGATATCCCATAACCCGAATATGACAGTTTACGCTGCCACTTTCAAGGGGATTTGTTTAAAAAATCGATTCTCAAAAACTTCCCGATTTGTCTGATCGACCACGAAAAATTTATTAGTTTCGCTTGGAACCAAAGCCGGGCCTTTAGCTTTAAGCCCGATAATCTTCCCGGGCTGGCTAAGATTTAAAAGATCCGATTTATCCCCGTTGACGACCTCGCGCCCTAAAAAGGTTTCCGGCATTGGGCCACGAAAAACCGCAGCAATAGGCACACCAGTTTCAAAAGCTTTCAAAACTTGGTTGTGATACTTAGCCGCGCCGCTATAACTAAACATCAAATGGTAGTTAGGCGGAGTTTTTAAAAGTCGAGCTGCTCGTTTTGTGTAGTCATATAGATTCAGTTCCGGGAATTCTTGCGGAATCCCGTATTTTTCGAATGCCACGTCTGAGAGAACATTTAGCCGGACCCACGGAGTCAAGCCAAGCTTTGAACATAGTTTTGCAAAGTTGTGCAGTTCCCGGCGCAGCTGCTCCAGAAAACCGGATTGGTCAGTTTTAAAAAATTCAGTTTTTCTGGCCCGGGCTTCGTTTACGGAATCGTAAACCGCAGCCAAACCAGAATACAAAAGACAATCGTCTATGCATTGGGCTGCTTTGCTCCCGGGGCAAAGTTCGTTATCAGGATGCAAACTAAGCTGCGCTAATCGAATGCCCGCCGTTAAAGCTTGCGTTTTGGCGATCTTGGTGTTGCCGCCCGTCGTGTCTAATAGTTTCATTAAATAACCTCGCTAGATAGTTAAGCCCATGCTATGGGATATCGCATACTCAATCAAGCTTTTTTTTCTGCCTGCTTTTTTTGTTTCTCTAATTGCTCGACGCGGTTTTTAATTCGGTTATGTGCCGGTGTGGATTGGCTGGGATCGCTCCAATCAATAAGTTTTTTTAAAAAAAGTATAGGCATTTATTGCTCCAAGTAAGTAAAAGTTCCGAGCATATGGGAGTTCCCATACCTCTGCAAGTAAAAGTTCCCTATATAAGTAACTTTTTCAGGAAATCAAAAAATATTTTTTTCGCTTTGCCTCAAAAACTCTAACTTCTAACGTGAATTAACGGCCACGTTTTGGTGTCCCGGCATTCTTGAAGACGGGATCTTGACGGGATCTCTGAAACCCGCGTTTTTACTGGGGAATCCCGTCGATCCCCCCAATCCCGCCATTTTTCAAAAAAAAAAAAAAAAAAATACTTTGCTGGAAAAAACTCTATATATAGGGCGTTTTAATAAAAAAGGGGCCGAAGCCCCTTAATCCTTACCAATCTTGCCAAGAATCCCCGGACCATGATTTCAGTCGCGGTTTGTCTCGATGGTAATCAAAACACTCGTCGCATTCGATTCGTTCGCCACTTGGCCCGTGGTCCCCGCACCGATATTTAATTTTGACGCCCTTTCGGACGGTAAGCTCAAGTTTTGTATCACACATAATTTTTTTCCTCGCTAGTTTTTAAAAGACCCGGGAGCCGTAGCCCCCGGTTCGTTCCCGTTCTAGATTTGCCAGTACCCGTACACGCACCGAGTCCCATTTCTGGAGCAGTCGTGGGTGTCGTGAACAACACCATCTATTACTGCCGCTAGGTGTCTGGATAAGTTACATACCAAACGCCCGGATGGTAGCTCGTCGGCTTTAAGGTGAACTTGACACCCGCTGCCGATCTGCATGGTGGGGGTCCAGACAAACCCGAGTTCGACCATGTAGTCCTTGAACCATTTCCGCGTGGTATAGATACCGTCACGGGCTGATCTGGACTGTTTTCCCGCGTGTTTTGATTTACGCTGCTTGGCGTTCCCTTCGGCCAATCGGTCATAGACCTGTTGGTAAGGGAGTTGTGCTGCAATGGCTATGGCTCGACAAACGCAGTCGCCTGCGTCTCCTTTATAGCCTGCTGCCTTTCGGCCTCCGTCGTTGTAAACGAACGCAGGAATAGTTGTGGCTTCACTCATGTGAACCTCCTCGCTAGTTTTAATTGTAGCCGCTGCTGCCAGAACCCCGGCTGCTGCAGCCTGTCTAAAGAACAATCGAGATGGTCAAACTCGACAGTGGTTTTATGACCATCCCATATTTTAACATATATACTTATAGAAATATACCTTGAATTTTTAAAAAGTCGGTCTCAACTATACCGTGTTTTCATAAGCTTATAACTTTTAGTTATAAAAACTCTTTTTTAAGAATTTTTAGACAAAACGCTTGACAGTTGTATAAGACATCCCATATCTTCCCAAACCTACCAACACAGCGAGGTTAAAAATGGAAACATACGAAGTTGAAGTTGAGGTGTCTTACACGGCCACGGTCATTGTAGACGCGGGATCTGAATCGGACGCTCGGCACTATGGCAGGCAAGACGTGCAGCGTCACATAACCAACGGTAATTTTGATCATTTAGAAAATTACCACGAAGACAGGAACGAAGTTTCTGTTACGAAGTTGGAAGGCGAAAGGCTCGACGATTATTTGGGGAACTAGGTATGAAAGTAGTCATCGAGTT